GCTGCCACCAGAGGATCGTGGGATCGTCAGCCGGGCCGCCCTCTTCATCGGCACTGCTGACTGCCGGCATCGGCGTAGTGGTGACTGGCTGCCGCTGATAGGTCGAGATTGCCCCGGCCAGCCGGATCGCTTCCACGATGGCATCCAGCGGCTGCAAACCGGGATTGAAGTTGCCCGGAAAGATATCATACGTCACCTCGATCTGGCTGGGCCCGTCGTTGCTCGTATTACTCTGGATATACTCCAGCGCCACCACCGGCACCGCCAGCTCCGGCATCGCGTGGATGTTCTGTTTCTCGACCGCCCCGATAAATGGCAGGTTCAGCTTCGCGCAATCCCCGATGCGCGTCACATTAAACGCCGGCGGCTGTTTGCTGTGGTCAAACCACGCCACCGCATCCGGAGACCAATGGAGCATCTCCTGGATGATCTTGCCCACAGTCATGTTCTTCTTGGCGTCGTAGCTGATCGGCGCGCTCACCCCTATGGTCCCAAGCTGGCAATTCGCCCCGCAGGATATCGCGTAGCTCACCGCATCCGCAATGGTCCCGCCATTGGTCAGCCCCACGCCTTGCGCGTTCATCCCCAGCACATACTCAGCCAGGAAATAGTAGCTGATATCGCCATCGGAATTGGTGCCTTCATACCATTCCTGCTGGTAAACGCACCGCTGGAAGTCCCACCACGGATCGCGCACCTCGTACTCCACCGCCTCCTGCGAGCCGCTGCCACTGCGCGGGATGCGGAACAGACGCCCCGTAAAGAACGGCTGCCCGTTGTAATACACCGTCACCGGTTGCTTCTCCGCCGCCAGCGCATCGGCATCCATTGCCGTGCCGGCGGCGGAGAAACGCAATGTCGATTCCTTCGCCGAGCTCAGCGAGAGCACCGGCTTTGCAAGGCCGCAGGAATCGAATGTCTGCTGCGCGCCGCCGTTAAAAGCGATGGTGAAAGGGGTGTTCATTCGGGTCGATTGATCGATAATTGAGAGAGTAATAATTCCTTGGGTCCATCCGGCCCTCGCAGGCCCGCTGGCGGTGTGGCCCTGGATGGGCGGTTGATCGCGCCGTTCTCCGGAGCGAGGAATTTTGTCACGCGGAAATGGATCAATAAACAAACGGCCAGTTGCGTCCGCCCCACAGCCATGCGATGCCATTGCCTCCGGGCATTCCGTCCGTGCCGGGGTTCCATAGCAGTTGCACTTCCCGATCCGTCAGGCAGCGATTCCATACTCCCCAATTATCAAGTTGCCCGGTGAAGTACGCCGCGCCGGGATCGTACCCAAGGATGATCTCCGGGTTACTGCCGGTGATTGCGGGAGTACCCTCGGGGTACCATACATTCGTCGCAGTCAGCCCGTTGGGTCCTCCGTCATTGATCATCCACTTGCCGTCATAGCTGCGGCGCCGGAGACAAACGAACACCCAATGACCATACGCAAAGGTGTTTCCTCCCGGATAAAGGCTCGTGTTAGAGGGGGCAAAGTAAGGGTAGCCTTGACCGCTTGACCCTCCGGGTACGATGCACAATTGCCGTGTCGTTCCGTCCATCAGCACAAAAAAACCGGGAGAGTTAGATTCGCTGCTCTGCTGTAAAAACCACCCGGCAATTGTGCATTCCGGCATCGCGGCGATATTGGGACAGGCCGTGCCCGTGAGGGTGAGGCACTGGCTGCTTCCGCTGACAAACGTAGCCGCGTTGCCCCATGCCGTTCCCGTCGTGTAGGTGACTCCGTTGCTATTGCTCAGAGTCGCGCCATGACCGGTCCAATCATAGGCCGTCGAGCCCGAGGTATCCGTATCAAAACGCCAATAAGCCACGCACCCATCGCGCAAGTGATGCACCGCGTCAAAGTAGCTGCCACCGGGAGCGGTGTACTGTGTCCCGTCATAAGGAATATTGGTAAGCCCGTATCCGGTCGAGTAAGTGACGACAACCGGATCGTTCGCGCTAATATCGCTGAGGTTGATGTCAGAAAGCTCACCAGTGGCGGCGGGAGAAATGTTCTGTAGGCAGATAATGGCCCCGGCGTTCGAAGTTCCAGAGACCACGGACCAATCCTCAATCGTGACATTGCTGAGATAGCCGGACCCAAAACCACTCAGTTGCGACTCTTCATTCTTCCATGTCGTGCCGGAGATATGGGCATAGGAGACATTGTTGATGAAGTTCTCAAACGCCGCCGTACCCGATGCGACAGTCTGCCCGCCAAGCCGGATCACATCGCTTGCGTTTCGCATGAAGATATTCTCGTACCGGATATTGCTCACCGGGCCGCCGTTTCCGCGCCGGGCATCCACGATATTCGTTCCGGAAACCCCTACTCCTCCACCTTCAGGAGTGTTTTCCACCGGGCAGATCGGCAATTGATCGTCGTCGCCCATCAGGTCGCAATCATGGAAGGTGACGTTATTGTCCGGCCCCCACCCATGCGGCCCATCCTTATTGGTATCCATCACCGTGGTTCCCGAGGCCATCACCGTGGGCGGCTCCTCATCCGTCCAGATATTGCGAAACTTGATGCGCGAATCATACAGGTTGCTCCAGAGCAGCGAGAACGTGCATGGGTTCACAACCGTCAGGTCCAGGTCGTAATTCCTGCCGCTGCCAAACCAGCCTCCCACCACCCAATAGGCGGTTGAAGTCCCGCTTCCCTGCAAGAACCCGTTCCCTTCAAGGCGCTGGTTGGATTGCTCAGGACCGTTGCAGTCCACCCAGAGGTTTTGCGTGACAATATTACTGCTGCTGATCGTGGCTCCGGTAAGCACCGATCCCACGCCGGGCTCGTTCGCGTCCGGCTCGATGTGCCACATATGGCCGCCCACGCCCACCACCTTCGTATTGCCGTGCAACATCGGCGTATTACTGACCGCGAAGTCTGAGTCAATATACACCGTAAGCCCTGCCACTGAATTGGTGGCTGTATTCAAGAGTGCCTGGAAGGTGGCGTAATCATCCGTGCCGCTGCACCAGAGGCCGCCCGGCCCGGTGCCGCTGGTGGGGCAAGAAAGCCACGGGCCATTCACCCCGGCCTGCACATAGGCATTTGCCGTTGGAAACAACCCAAAGAACCCCGTGTATAGATAATTACTGGCGCTTAAAATCGTCGCACCCGGCGCGAGCACATTAAACACGCTCCCACTCAAAGCCGTGGCTCCAATGGTCGTGGTCCCGCTCGCAACGGTATAAGCAGTCGTCCCGGTCGTCACCGTCGCGGTCCCGCTGGCCCCGATGATATTCCAGGTGCCTCCCGTCGCCACGAGGCTGCCGCTGGTTCCCGATGCCGTGAAGGTGCATCGCCAGTCGTTATTCATGCCGGCCAGGTGCGCGGTATCGGCGACCGTGCCAAAAAGATTGAGCGATGTGCCGCTCACTCGCGCTGACTGAGCATTCGTAGCGCTGGCGACGGTCGTGGAGTTCACGGCCGCAATGACGGCGTTGCTTCCAGTGCTGGTAAGCCCATTGGTCATTCCCGCGGTAAATCCTGATCCCGTCCCAGTAATTCCCGCCCCGCTTCCATGGAAGCCGGCGCTATCCATCCATGCCGTCGCGCCGCTTACCGGGCTTCCCGCATACTCGTAAATACCGCCGCTATTGTAAGCATAGAGACCGGTCGGGGAAAGGGACCAATCGCTGCCGCCGGTCAAATAAGCGCTCGGGTCCTGCGCATTTGCAGCCAGCGTGGAAGTGCTGCCACTGCTGGAGGAGGAGCCGACACTCCAGTCAGGTGCGCTCACCGGCGCGCCTGGATTCAGGGTTAGCGATCCGCTGCTGAAGAGAAGTCCAACCCCCACGCCCTGCACGCCCTGTGCCGCTGGCGCATAGGTCGAGCTGCTGGTAAAGGCTGCGCTGCCAAGCGTATTGTAAGTGGCGATGCTACTGCCGCTGTTGGCCGGCTGGTAGAGCGCGGCCTGCACGCCGGCGCCCAACTTGCGCGTGGGCAGGTCGCCCTTGGGTGTATAAATCCACTGCGTCCCGGTAATATTGACAAAGTGCAGAAACGCAGGGCCGGCAATCCCGGTCGCCGTACCGGTGTGCAGAAGCGTACCGGCCGTTCCGCTGTCGTAAACCTCGAGCGTGATGGGATTGGAGGCTGTGGCGGGGTACGAGATCGGAAGATCGATCTGGCCGCCGGTTTCTGCGCCGGAATCGCTTAAGATGATCGTCGCAATGTAGGGGCTCGCGGCGGTGCCGAGCGTGATGGGCACGGTCATTGAGCTGCCCACCGGGGTCAGCGTGATCGTGGTGCCGCTTCCGATTGCGACTGGAGCCGCTGCTCCGTTGCCGAAAAGAGGCGTCTCTGCCGCGCTGGGATCCGCATAAGCCGGAAAGCGGAGACTTTGAAGGAAGACAGCGGCGGCAATCATGGCCAGAAAGGCGAATACTGGCCGGAGTGTGATATGAGTCTTATTCATGAAAGGTAGTAAGTGTTAAATGAGAAGAGTAAGTGGAAAATGTTTAGGTCCAGAAGCCGCCCATTTTGTGCCAATGGGCTCCGTCAAATCGGCAGAGGAGCAGGTAACTGCGGGTTTGCGTGGCATCGGGTTGCTGGAGGGTTTGAAGCAGCGTGCCCCCGGTGGTGCCGTCGTAGATATTGAGCGTGCCATTCTGCGATGCCGCGAAATCGATGGGAATTTGAAGTACCGCCCCGGGGATCGCGTTTGCGGGATCGAGGGTCAGATTCGTGACAAACGCGGCACTTCCAGCCTGGACACTGACAGGCGCCTGGCCTTGCAGCCACGTTTGGGTGTTTTTGACATCCGTGGCGCCGGCGGCGCTCAGGGTGAGAGGGCCGTTAACCCACGCGAGCGCGGCCACCATGGCCTGTGCCTGCCCCACCGTGATCGCATTGGCTGGGTTGCTCGCGGCGCTGTTTCCGCCATCGTCGATGACGTTAATTGTCCCCACACATAAGGTGCCGGTCTGGCCTCCGGTCGTGATTGCCACCATGGATAGGTGGACCAGGCGCTGGCCGTTTGTCAGTGAGAAACTAAGGTCGTCGGCGGTGAAGGAGACAATGAAGTGTTGCTGCGTCCCGGCAGCCCACGTCTGGGCTGTGGTGGTGTTATCAAAGGTGGTGATGGTCTTTGCCACCAGCGGCGCTCCATCCAGGTTCGACGGATCCTTTAAACTGACACTCACGCTTTGAAGATCACTTACATCGAGCAGCGTTTGCCCGGCAAAGACGCCGGTCTGGATGCATAGGTCGCGCGCCCACCATGCCTGCGGCTCCGCGGACGTGTTGAGATCAAGGACGTTGTCCTTGGAAGTAGTATCCGCGGCGATGCGGATTATCTGGGTTTGGAAAGTTGGCATAAAAACAGGTTATTGCATCTAAATGGTGAGAACTTTTTAATCGGACGGCATTGTCTGCTGTATTTCGCCTCCGACAATGGTATATTGGTGCCGGGTAGTTACGCCTATCTGCTCCATCAATTCATGACTCTCAACCTTTCCACCGGCCAGATAGCGTAATACTTTCTGTCCGTTTGGTTGAATCGCGGTAAAAGCCACGAGGCCGGACGAGGGAATGGTTTCCTCATGCTCGAGCACATAGACATCCGCTTCCTCCTGGGTGGGAAAGGTCCTGGTAATTTCAAATTTCGCAATGGTCTGCCGGTTGCCCCGGTCAAACGTCTCGACCTGGTCCGCGCGGAAGAGTTCCTGGACCTGAATCTTACGGTTGACCCGGAAGCGGAGTCGCGTGGTTCCCACCCCGCCCTCGCGTGTCCCGTCGCAGAGATTGAATGTGCCGATGCTGACGAGCATAAAATCAGGTCACGAAGGAATGCTGAATGTGATCACAGGATTCGGCACGCCGTTGGTGAATGTCGTGGCCGCGCCGAAGGCGACTTCCCCAGGGCGGAGCTTTCCGGTTGCATATAACAATTCATAATCCACGGCGCCGGCCTGCTTGAGCGTAGCGACCAGAAGGTTGCTGGTAATGACCAGATCGTTTCCTCCTTGCCCAATCGCCGAGCCCGGCAGGAACGCGCCGCTCCCTTGCAGCGCAACGAGAGAATCAATCTGCGCCTCGGTCAGATTCGCCGGCTTGAACTGCGCGGTTCCGGTTATGGATTTCAACGCAATGTCGATGATGCCGTAGTTATCCACGGAGATCGGTTCGGTAACAATCGCAGGGGTCAAAAGGAAGCCATCCTCCGAAATCAAGGAGTTGTAAGGCGCCGTCGATCCCCAGGATCCCACAAACTGCGACATGCGCACCTTGGTGGGGTCGAAGGTGGTGTCCGCAAATGCGGTCGCGGTGATGGTTTTCCATGCGGTGGCGCCCGCCAGGTTGTAATCGCTCGCCATCAGGCAGGCAAAGGTCATATCTCCTTTGTACAGGGTGCCGTGGGTTGCGGAAAGTAGGATGGGGGCGTATTTGCTGATCGCGCCGCGCGTCCAGGTAATGGTGGCGCCGTCGTTGATCGTTTGCACCACCAGAGGCGCGTCTTCCGTGCCAAAGAGACTCTGCCCTACCATGGATGGCGTATATGGCATCTGGCCGGCCAGATCGGCTGCGCGAATGGATCCGGCGGGCGTGCCGGTGAACTCCACCACGCAATCCCGCGCAACTTCGGCTATTTGACCGAAGGCATCGACCTCGATCTTTGCGCGTCTGCGTTTGATGGAGCCTTTGAGGCCGGTTTTAAAGTAGTAAGTGACCCCGTTAAATTGGATGACGGCGGGTCCGTGGATACGAAGTGGTATGGCCATGATAAGATAATGGTTCAGAATTGCTGCCAGATGATATCGCTCCCGCGATTTCCGGCGGAGTAAGCAGCGGCCCTAAGAAGGGAGCCGGTTGTTGGAGTGGAAAATGGCGCGGTGTAAGCGCTGGCGGTGGTGATGATCTCGCCGGCGGTGGGGAAAGGGGTGGAGCCGTCCAGCGTGTAATAGATCAGCGCTTCCGGGGTGGAGCAGGAGAGCGTAACGGCGCCGCCGCCGATGCTGATGAGTGGCGAGCAGGTGCGAGGCATTTCGGCATTGGTCAATTCCGCCTCGATATTGACGTCATAAGTGACTTTCGGTGCGAAGTGCAGATTGGGAATCACGGTTTCGCCTGAGCAGCGGACGATTCCCGCCACGCCGCCGGGGGTCCATAAATGCAATGCCTGGGCAACAGACACCCCAAAGTCTTCAGACGGAATCATTGTCCCGTTCTGGCCCATGTTGACCATCACATTCTCCTGCACCCGGATGGTGCAGCGCAGATGGAGATAGGGTCCGGGTAATTCCTGTTCCTTGGTGTCCAGCACGGGCATTAGTACGGTGGCGGCAAGGCCGGCTTTCCCGTTTTTGGCGCTGATCGCGTTGAGCGCAGCGTCGATGTTGGACTGTATTTGAGCCGCCGTTGCCGCCGACCGCGGCCGAAAGATGAATACCGGCACATTGACCGCAAGTGGTATTGACGCGACTTGCGCCGCAACGTCCATCTGAAATTGCTGGAGTGACATCAGAGCAGGCCCTCCATTCCGCGCCGCGTGTACTCGCGACGGTCGGTGCGGGTAACAATGTCCACAGCGGAGCCGGGCTGCATTTCCGCATTGCCTCCGGCAGTATCCGGTATCTCAAACCGCAGGCGATCATCGCTGATGCGGAGCAGGTAACTGTTGTCATTGCGCCTCGTATCGCGCTGGTCTTCGCCAAGCGGGTAATTAATCCGCTCCATCAATGCGAAGAGGGCGATGCGAATGGTCAATCCTTTCAGGCTGTTTGGCACCGTTGTGGAATCGGCGTCGAGTTGGTTGCCGGCGGAGCACGCGGCTCGCACGCGGGATACGGCATCAGCGATGGATTCGCCCACCGGATCCACAGAGCCGGCGGCTGCGGAGTCCGCCGCGTCAATAAGAGCGCCGTGTCCCGCGGCCTTGAGGGTATCGATAGTGATGGTTGTCCAGTTACTCACGGGATTCTATTTCTATTGGATGATGAGGATGATTGATCGAGTGAGGCTTTCGCCCGCCCGCGGTGTCCCGGCCGCGGACGGGCGCCCCAACCCCTGGGGAAAATACAGCCTAACTGACCGTGAATTGATTAAGCCCGAGAAGGCTTGTCACTTTGATCAGTTCGTAATGCTCGACGGTGATATCCACGAGTTTGCTCGTGACCTGCTGCACATACACGCGCCACGGTCCGCCGCTGTCGGTCATGGAGTAAAACCGCTTGATATTGGACGGGTCCTCGGTGTCCTGACCCTCAAGCGCGTAGAACATGAAGACCAGATTTCCAACCACTTCCGCGAGCGGGGCGCCGGCGGCGGAGAAGCGCTCGCGGCTTACCAGCGCATCGGCGGTAAGGAACATTCCCACCTGATCCGGGGTAAGTCCCGCGCTGGCATAGCCGCCCGCGTCATTCTGCGCACGGTGAGTCAATACGCGCTTGGACCACGCGGTATCGCCCCACGCCACACGATTTGGCCGGATACCGCTCTGCGTGGCCGCGGTAACGAGCTGCTGCAGGACGTCATTGTCAGGGTCCTGGCCGGAGCCGCCGTTCCATGTAACCGCGGTATTGATCGAGCCCGCGGAGATGATGGAAATCGCCCGCCGCAGGGAATTGCGGAGGATGCGCCGTTTCAGCTTTTCCACGATTCGCGCCTGGTAGGCGGGGAAACCGCCTGCGAGCGTGCTATCGGGATCGGCCACTTCATCCAGGTCCACACGGAGGCGCAGGCCGCGATTATCGGTACGGGCATGAATTTCCGTGCCGGTATAGACCACCGTGGGGAACTCCCCGCCGATTGCGCGCAGATCTTCGTAACTGTCTTCCGAGAGAAATTCCTCGATGTTAGTCCAGGACTTGTAAGTGAATCGCCGCGGCACCGGCACGCTGGGAGCGAAGAATTCCAGGGTGGCCTCAATGTCGTTTGGATCGCGCCAGCCGATGGCGTAATTGGTCAGCGGCTCGTCAAAGTATTGCTGGGTGAAGACAGACTCGTTTGCCAGATACACGGCGCCGGGTTGGATGGCGGCGCCTTCATTGGCGATGAGCGCCACGGGCTGCGCCTCGATCTGGGCCACACGGCCCAGGGCCATGGCGTGATGCTTGCGGAATTCAGAGTAAGTCATTCCCGCTTTCGATGTAGTTTTCATGATAATAGTTGCTGCGTTTGCTTATCAGGCGATGGTGACTTGGTAGGGAAAGCAGGGAATGATTTCCACCTGGTCGTTCTGCGCGACTGCCGCGGTTTTCGCCTTGCCGAGGATCCAGTAGGTTCCGGCTGCGGAGGGGACAGGGCGGACCTGGCCACTGGCGTCTGTGGTGATGAGGTTGTCGATGGCGATCGCGCCGCTGGCGATCATCCGTTCGGTATCTTCGTTGAGGCCCAGGATGTTGACCGGCAGGGGATAGCTCAGGTCGGTATCCGTCGTGGGCGTCATATCCGGCACGACTCCGTAAGGAGTATCTCCCTGGCCGGCGATTGCGATGCTGTAATCATACTCGCCGCGTTTCGCGATGAGATAGCGGCTCGTGAATGCCGCGTCCGCCACTGCCGTCGCCCTCCCTTTGGGCGTGATGCTGGTGATAATGGCGTTATTGGCCAGAAAGGCTCTTAGCCCCTTTTTTTGGTAGGCGCTCCAGCCGGCCACGGTCAGCAGCGGCAGGCCCAGAGCAAAGATGGTGAGATGAATCATGGTGTAAGTGTAAGTAGCGAGTGAATGGTTATTTGCCGGTTTTCTTTGGTTGCTTTGCAAGGAGGGTGTCGTATTCAGCCTGGCGGCTGAGTACGTCGGCCGCTTGCTCTCGGGTTAAACCGGCTTTGATTTTATTCCGGAGTTTCTCCGGATCTTGTTCTTTTGGCATTGGTTTGGATGTCGTTTTGGTTATTCATCCGCTCCCGGCCGGTTCATCTGGGCGAAAAGCTGGGAGCCTTCGTCAGAATTCGCGACCGAGCGGAATCGGTCTTCGTAAGTCTCTTTGGGAAATTGCCGTTGCCTCGCGTCGATCAGGTGCTGGAAGCGTGCGGTGCGTTCGCGTTCGCCCTCCGCGGCCTTTGCGTGGCGATTGGTTAGGCCGCGGGTCTTTGCCTCGGTCTTGATGGTGGCTTGTGCGTTGGCAAAGCGCGCCGCGGTTTCATTAAAGGCCTCGCCGGCATTGCACAATTGCTCGATGCAGGCCGTACGATCTTTCGTGATCACCTTCCCGGTCTGCACCAGCCCATCGATCACAACGGTAGCGCGGGCGCGCCGTTCCGCAGCCAGTTGGCGCTCCAGGTTCACGGCGTTCGCGCCATCCACTGGCCGGCCTTTTTCCAGCGCATCGAGGACCTGTTCCATCGTAACGTCCTCGTCCTCCTTGAAGCCGGCGAGCAACTTCAAGCGCGGCGGAACGATGTACTGGACAGGGGTTTCCTCGCCGTCGCTGGTCTCATTAGCCAGCGATGCGGGCCGCACGGGAATATTCGGTTCATTAGTGAAGCCGGCACTCTTTACTCGCACGGGGCGATAGACGTGCACACCGTTTTCCTTGCCGTCGGGGATTGCGGCCCAGTTGACGCTATGGCCGTGAAAGCTTTCGTTTGCGATGAGGCGTACGCCATCATCATTCCAGTGCATACGGACAAAGAGGCCGTGCTCCTGACAGGGGGCGGCGTCCGCGCCGGCGGCATTGGCAAAGGCGGCGCATGCGGCGCAGCGGCCATCGTGTCTTACCTCCATTTCCTTTCCGCGGCCATAGGCCCGCGTATCCTCATGTCCCGCCTGGCCGGCAAAGCGCGGATGATCCGGATGGCCGATGTAAAAGGGCATCCCGAGCGGCTGAGTCACCCGGCGCAGCGTGGAATTGAATTCGTTGCAGATATGGGCGGCGTCTTCCTTGCGAAAGCGTTGGATGACGCGTGTCGCGCCGTGCGTATTGCCAAAGTCGCCGAAGGGCGAGAGCTGGACCCAGTGATCCTGTCCCTCATTGCGGGGCGGGAATTGGTTGGGAAGAAATAAGGTGATCGCGACTTTGCCCGCTTCATTGGCCAGGTGGGCAATCCGAAAGAATGGTAATATGGATTTCATGAGTAGTGTTTCAGGTGTGTGCCAGCGTATCGGTGAGTACGGGGCTGTCTTTTGTTTGGTCTTGCAGGCGTTCCATGACGGCCATGGGGTTGTGCAGCGGAAGATCGTCGTCGGCCATGAGTGGACGGCCGTAATAACCAAGGCGCTCGCGCTCGCCCATGCGGGCGCCGGCCTTCAGCAAGAGTTCATCGATGCGGAGGTCCACATCCGCATTCTTCGATTGTGGCACAATGATTCTCGAAGAGGCCATGGGGGCGGTGCCGAATTTCTGCCAGAGAACCCAGCGATCGAGATTAAGCTGTAATGTCTCGGTGATCATCGCGGCATCGTCTTCAAGCAGGATATCGCTTTCGTCCTGTTGCACGCTGGCTCCCTGGCGGTCGGAGGAAAGGGTGCCGAGGTCTGATCCGCGCCAGAGCGATATCATGGCGCGATCCATCCGCTCCACCAGCGGCGGAAAAGGGAGGGTGCCTTCGCCGCGCGCCGTGATGAGGGAGATAGGCTCCTTGATGGAGCCATCCGCGCCGTACACCACGCCGGACCAATTTTGCCCAAAGGCGGCTACCGCGGCCTTCAATGCCTCGCCGGACTCTGATCCTTTGGCCGCATTTGTCATTCCCAGGACACCGGGCGTTCCATACTTATCGGAGTACGCCACCCAATCCTTCAGCGGCAGATTCTTGAACATGTAGGCGATCGAGCAGGCTTCCATGATTCCATCGCCCTTGGTGATCATCCACCCGCCGTCCTCCAGCGGCTCGCCATTGGCGCCGCCAAGCGGTATCTTCAGAAACTGAAGCCGGCCCGTTCTGCTTTCGAAGAACCAGAGCGGCACAAATCGCAATTCCGCGGTGAGGATATCGCCCGGCTGCCAGACGATCTCGTGGACGGAGTAGTATTTACCCACCGCATCCATCATCTGGCGCACCAGCAGCGGGAAACCGCCGCGTTCATTCTCATCCAGTGCGTTAACCACCGTCATGTGGTTGTAGAATTCATCGAGCGCTTCCGCATGGGCGCGGGCCTCCGGGCTTTCGTCGTGCGGAAATGACTGGCGCTTGTATCTGGCCAGCGCCTTCTTCCGTTTGCTCGCCACGTTGCGAATGACGTCGTCCCGTCTCTCTATCTGGTCCCATACGAGCGCGGCATAAGCCACATACCCGAGAAGGAAGTTATCCAGGTAATAAGAGAGTAACTGGGGCGTGAGCCCGCGCAATGGATTAAACCGGGACCGTAGCGCCAGTTGAACGACGTCGGCGCTGATTTGGCTCTCCGTTTTAGGCGGACGCCGTGTGCTGTTTTTACGAGTATTGGAGGTGGCGAATGTTACCATGAGAGAGCTTTCCTTTCGATGTCGGTGGAATCTCCGAGTGCTTCGGCTGCTTCGTAAGCGAAGCCCGAAGCCGCGGACTTGAGCGCCCGTTGCATGAGCGCGAGGCTCCAGAATTCATCCGCGTGCCCTGATGCGTCGCGGGTCGCGGCAATGCGGACACCGCGGGCTCCGGTGATCCGCTCCGGTTTGCGCAGGCCATCGCGCAGCGCCGCCTCATTTGGGATACGGATCGCATTTCGTTCAAAGGCATCCAGGAGATCAAGTGCCATCAACTCCGTCACAAGGGCCGAGTCGCGCTGCTCCACTCCGCGCACCACCCGCTTTTCGCGGCTTGCGAATTGCACAGCCTCCGCCCGATGTGCTCCGCAGTGTTCCTGGGCAAATTCAACGAGGCCAAGGCCCAGCCCTGTCGCATCGCCGCTCAGCCGGCCAAAGTTGGGCATATCCAGGAGCGGTTTCAATCTTTCCAGTTGCTCCGGCAGGCGCAATCCCGCAATGCGGAGAATTCCACGGGTAAACAGGATCCCGCCGAGCTTCTCTCCGACGGTGATTACGGTGATATCGCGGCTGCGGCCCACATCGAGCCCGATGCCGAGCGGCCCTTTGCACGTCCGGAGATACATAATCGTTTCCTGGGTCCAGTCCTGCGCGCAAATCCGGCACTCTTCCGGCGCGGGGTATTCGCACGCTGCAATCAAGCCTTGTGTAAGCAGAGCCATGCTTTCCTCATTGAAGGCGCACTCGTAGTTTTGATCGTAACTCGCTTTATCAAGCGCGGAGGCACGGGCCTCGTCAGGGGTTATTTCGCGGCGTGTGGCGGCATCGAATATCTTGACGCCCATGCGCCATGCCTCGCTCCGGCGGATACGCGATACGGTATAGGGCGAGAGATCGTTCGCTAATTTGTAGAACATA